GTCACGTGGATACACCCGCGCGGGCGGTTCTGCATAGTGGAGTATACGCACACGGACGGGCGGCAACTGCGGGAATGCTTTGGGCTGACCCGGGACGGGCTGTTCTTTGCGGAAGACCGCGTGCGGATGCTGCGGGATGGGATATGACGATGGATAAGGAAGGTGGGGGAAATGATAAATACCGGAATGTTCACGAGTAGCACGGATTTGTGGGCAACGCCGCAAGATTTTTTCGATGAACTGGATACTGAGTTTGGTTTTACGCTGGATGCCTGCGCTTTGCCAGAGAACGCCAAATGCGACCAATACTATACGCCAGATCAAGACGGATTGTCGCAACCTTGGAGTGGGACAGTCTGGTGTAACCCGCCGTATGGGAGGCAGGTTGCGCGGTGGGTCGAAAAAGCATCGCACAGTGCAGAAGCAGGCGCAACAGTCGTAATGCTACTACCTGCCCGGACGGATACACGATGGTTTCACCAGTATATATACGGCCACGCAGAGACACGGTTTGTTGCGGGGCGGATTAAATTTGGTGGGGCAAAATATGGTGCTCCATTCCCCAATATGGTGGTAGTTTTCCGGCCTTGCACCCGGCGTGATGAAAATGGAGGCGCGGAGGTGAAGGTGGCTTTGGACACCGAGGAAGGAACAAAGAATGACTAACATGGAAATCATCAATCGCGCCGAAAATATCATACATGACGAGGAGAGATGGCGTGCATTGTCATCGAGCGATGTCGCAACGATAAGTGCCGCCTTGCTAATTGCTCGCGTCCGTGAGTGCGCCTCGACCGAGGCCAACGACCCGCTGACGCTAGAGGGGCTGCGGGGGATGGACGGGGAACCGGTGTGGGTGCAATCCCCTGGTGTGCCAGAATACGGGCGATGGGCGATTGTGACTGGGGTAGACACCGAAGACGGCGAACGAACCTTATACTGCCAGGGCGACTACACCTGCCGCGACTACGGCAAAACGTGGGTTGCTTACCGCCGCCCGCCGGAAGGAGACGAGGAGTGATGACGAGAACCGAGGCGAGAGACTATTTCAGTGAGAAAGGGCTTACATATGCCAGTATCACGATAAAAGACCTGAATTATCTTGAATTGCTGTTGAACGAACAATTTTTGAAGCAGCAAAAGGAGCGTTTACGGACAAGAGATAAGCCGGTTTACTGGCTGCGTGTCAATACTGCTAAATATTATAAAGGCGAGTACACAGAGGCCGGTGGAATGGTCTGTGCCTATATGACTGGGAAGGGGAGATATTTCAATTCCCGTGAAATCATTAGTTTCAACCGCGACGGGTTTATTGGGTTTTGTGGCGATGCGGACGAGCAAAACAGTGTTCCTGTGCTGACTGCGTTTTGCGATTGGTGCGACTGGCTCACCCAGCCTGCGCAGGAGGAGGTGTAGACGATGGAGAGATGCACCTACTTTGAGGGAGGGAAATGGCGGATTCGCCTCGGTGATACTGAATATAGCGGGTCGTGGGTTGACCGCCTCGCCGCCTACGAGGACGCGATTCCGTTTGACAAACTTCCCCGCGCCGCCGAGCTGGTCAAGGCGGATGACAAGGGGCTGTGCATGGTGCTGCCGTGCGAGCCGTCTGCTGTTACAGTCTACCAACTGAGAAGCAAAAAGCACGCCCTTGGCGTCGGTATCAGTCAACGCATTGTTAGCTGTGCAACGGTGTGGGGAGACGGAAATTATGCACTCCACCATCAGGGGGCGGACGACTGCCTTAAAAAGGATTTTGGCAAAACGTGGTTTCTCACCCGCGCCGAGGCAGAGGCGGCTTTAGGAGGTGGAAAGGATGGCTGAACAGATCTCACTATATCTCACTGAGGCCGAGGAGAAGGGCTGCCTTGTTTGCCGTCACTTCTCGGCGTTGAAAGAACCGCGTGAAAGGTCAGACGGCGCGGTGATTTATGGCTACTGCTTTAAGAGTGGAGATAAAGACTATTCCCCTGGTATGGGGAAGGGGTATCCAGTATTTTTGCTTGGTGGAGCAGCGTGCAAGCAGTTCAAGCGGCGTAAAGGTGCGGATCCGCTGACCGGCAAATAACCCCGAGAACCAACAAACCATAGAGGCAACGTTTTAATGGCCGGCCACCTCTCAGACGTGGGAGGGAACTATGGTAACAGCGGAAAAATTAAAAGAAATGCAGGGATACAGCCCGGAGTTTAAACACCATCTTTCGGTATCGAAACTCTACCAGGCGTGTTTGAAAACAGGCTATAAAATCGCAGTATCCTTTTCGGGCGGGAAGGACAGCACTGTACTGCTCGATATCACGGCGCGGGTTTGGTCTAAGAACCGTAAGGATCATGGGGATATCCCGCTGACGGTCGTCTACGCCAATACGAGCAATGAGTTTAGCGGCATGGAGGTATTTGTCCGGCAGTATTGCGCCTATATCGGGCAGAAACATGGGATCGGTATTGACCTGCATGTTGTGCGTGGCGAGCAGACCTATTACGACGTGCTGCGCACAGAAGGGTATCCGGTTGCCAGCAAAAAGACCGCCCGGAAGGTGCGCGAGGTACGGTCATGGCTGCAGGAATCCGGCGTGCAATGGGATGATATCAAAGGCCGCCTGAAAGATGGTATCCAGTCGGCCAATATGCTCCGCGCGATGGGCGCGCCGGATACTGTCGTACTTGACTTGACAGGGATTACGAGCGACAACACGGTTTCAAGGTATAATAAGCTGGCGCTACGGTGGAGGCCGCTGATCACAGCCCCGTTCAAGGTGTCGGAGAAATGCTGCGATATCCTCAAAAAGGCACCGATCAAAATAATTGAACGTGAACTCGGCCTCAGCCCAGTGATCGCCGAAATGGCTTCCGACAGCGAGATACGTAAACATTCGTATTTGCAAACGGGCTGTAATGCCTTCAAGGGCAACCACGTGAAATCAAAACCAATGGGCTTCTGGCGGGAACAAGACGTGCTTTGGTATATCGACAGGTATAAGCTGCCGACAGCGCCGATGTATGGCGACCTGGTGCGGCAAGCGGACGGTACGCTAAAGTTTAGCGGTGAGCAGCGGACAGGCTGTAAGCTGTGCCTGTTTGGGTGCCAATTCGACCCGGAACGGTTGGAGCGCCTTAAGGGGCGGGAGCCGCAGACCGTAGATTTCGCTTTGCGGGGCTTGGCGCAGGGCGGGCTTGGGTACCGGGAGGTCGTTGAGTATATCAATGAGAATTGTAAATGCAAAATGAAGATATGACATCCGGCCTGAGCCGGGGGAGGGATGACAATGGATGATCTGATCAGCCGGGAGGCGATAAAGCAGCGCTTTGAAAATTATCGCGGAGACTGCGAGGAGGCAGGGGATATGTTGTCTGCCCAGGTATTTGCAGACTGTATTGCCGAACTTGATGATACCCCAGCCGTTGACGCTGCGCCGGCGGTGCATGGGCGGTGGGTATGGAGCCCTGAATACTGCAAATGGATATGCTCGGTGTGTGCAGGCCGAGAGGGCGAATGCGAAACACCCGTCTGTAAGTGGTGCGGCGCTCGTATGGGCGAAGGTCGATGACGATGGATAACACCAATGTCAACCACCCGCCACACTACAACACCGGGGACATCGAATGCATAGACGCGATCCGGGCGGCGGTCTCCGGCCTGTCCGGGTTTGAAGGGTTCTGCGCCGGTAATGCGATCAAGTACATCTGGCGCTATAAGCACAAGAACGGTGTGCAGGATATCGACAAGGCGATCTGGTATTTGGAAAGGCTGAAAGGGGTAAAAGAAAGCCGCCCCGGTTAAGGGGCGGCAATCTATTGATGCAAAGCTTTAAGCAATGCAAACATTAATGGCACGCATTTTGCGGCTATTCTTAGGATCGACGTCGCAATCAAAAGTTACCCGCTGTCCCTCGTCGAGGGACTTATAGCCTGCACTCTGGATCGCGGAGAAGTGGACGAACAGGTCTTCGCTGCCGTCGTCATTCTTAATAAATCCAAAGCCCTTATCTGAGTTAAACCATTTTACAGTACCGTTATTCATAAACCAGTACCTCCTAAAAGATGTTATCCGAAATCGTGCAAATAAAAAACCACCGGCGATAAGTCAAAAATGAAAATTGACTTACATCCAGTGGCAATCAACAAGTACATTTAGAATACTTTTTCAGTATATACTTTAAATCCGCAAATAGCAAGCTTTATTTCAAATAAAAAAATAAAAGTTTGAAAAGGAGAAATAAATGAACGCAGTGAAAGACGATGTTATTGAGTTGGTCGGCAAGGAGCTTGCCTCAGCAAACAAGAGGTTCCCGCCGTTCCGCAGCCCACATGAAGGGTATGCGGTGATCCTGGAGGAACTGCAAGAAGCGCAGGATGAGCTTTGCAACAGCATAGTTAATTTTGACCAGGCTTGGGGGCTTATCAAGGCTGACCAGTACCCGTATAGCCATGTACGCCGTTCCTACAATGCCACGGTCGACGCAATTTGCGAGCTGATCCAATATGCGGCGATGCAGCGGAAGTTTTTGGACATGGAGGAGCAAAATGAAGGGGAACATCCATAAACGCCTTTACCGGGAGGACAAGTTTTGTCGCCGGTTCTGCTGCAATCACCACAGGTTAAACGTACTCCGGCATGACAAGCAGCTGGAGCGCAGGGCATGGAGAAGATTTATGGCTAAGGAGGCACGAGGCAATGATTAAGTTCCTGGCAAACTACATTATGGTGTTCTTTAACGCAAGCGTACTGGTCGGATGTATGGCAATATTATTTGCTTTAATCCAGATCGGGGGCTTTATAGCGTACCGTGCGTTAGATAATTGGCTGACGGTCACATATGCAGGGCGGAATATTGTGGACTATATTAAACACCGCAAAGAGTTCAAACGTTGGAAGGAGACGCGCGACAATGGCGAAATTTGAAATTACATATTTTCCGGATGGCACGATGGAAAAAAAGCTGACGTTTATGGGTGAGGAATATGTTTGCCGGAGCACCCCGTTTGAGGATGGCATCTCGACGCAACAGAATCATGATTTTGCTGAACAGTTGGAATCAAACGGGAAATACAAATACAGTGAAAGCCTGCTTGACCTCGTTTATGGTGCGTTTGATGAAATGATCGGGGAATGCCCGCAGGACGCGATCGTCAGGCTGACTGAGGTCGAGGAGGCGCAGGGCGATGACTGATTTCCTAGCAAACCAAAGTAGGGGGTGAAAGGTATGCCCATACACCATCTTTCAGTGGATATTGAAACATATTCATCCGTACCAATTGCGAAATCGGGGCTGTACAAATATGTGCAGTCCCCTGACTTTGAAATACTCCTGCTTGCGTATAGCCTAGACGGCGCGCCGGTTGAAACCCTTGACCTGGCCGCGGGCGCTGCTGTCCCACCCGCGCTGTGGGACGCGTTATGGGACCCGTGCTGTGTCAAGCATGCGTACAACGCCGCGTTCGAATGGTATTGCCTAAGCAAGTGGGCAAAGCTGGAGGATCCCGCCGCGTGGCTCCCGCAGTGGCGCTGCACGATGCTGCACGGGCTCTACTGCGGGTACACCGCCGGCCTGGACGCTACAGGCAAGGCGCTGGGGCTGCCGCAGGAAAAGCAGAAACTTGCCACGGGCAAGGCGCTGATCAAATACTTCTGTACCCCCTGCGCCAAGACCAAAAGCAATGGCGGGCGCACGCGGAACCTGCCGCACCACGACCCTGCGAAATGGGAACTGTTCAAGGAGTATTGCCGGCAGGACGTTGTGACGGAAATGGAGATTGAGCGCCGCCTGTCAGGGTTCCCGGTGCCGGGCTCCGTACAATCAGAATGGGTACGCGACCAAGTGATCAATGCGCGCGGCGTAGCAATGGACCGGGATCTGGTCAGCGGCGCGCTATACTGCGGTGAGACTGCGGCGGAGGCCGCCCTGTCCGAGGCGCGGGAGCTGACCGGCCTAAGCAACCCGAACAGCCGGGAGCAGCTTCTTACATGGCTGCAGGCAAAGGGGGTACCTATAGCAGACCTCCGGGGCGAGACAGTAGAGGACGCGCTGGGGCATGCGGATAGCCTGGATCCGGACGCTGCGCGGGTGCTGGGGCTGCGGCAGGAGCTATCCAAGACCAGCACGAAGAAGTATGACGCCATAGTGTCCGCGATGTGCAGCGACGGCCGCACCCGTGGCCTGCTGCAGTTCTACGGAGCCAACCGCACCGGGCGCTGGGCTGGGCGGCTCGTGCAGGTACAGAACCTGCCACGCACGTACCTGCACGGCGGGATGCTGGATCTCGCGCGTAGCTTGGTGCGCCGGCGTGACCCTGACGCCCTGCGCCTGGTTTATGGCAGCGTATCAGATACTTTATCGCAGCTTGTGCGTACGGCCTTTGTTCCCCGCGCAGGCTGCAGCTTTGTGGATGCTGACTTCTCCGCCATTGAAGCACGCGTAATTGCGTGGCTAGCGGGGGAAGAATGGGTGCTGCAGGTATTCCGGACGCATGGCAGGATTTACGAAGCAGCCGCTTCCCAAATGTTCAGCGTGCCGCTGGAAAGGATCGTAAAGGGCAACCCGGAATACACCCTCCGGCAGAAAGGGAAGGTTGCGACCCTTGCGCTTGGCTACCAGGGCGGATCCGGCGCGCTCGTGGCGATGGGCGCGCTGCGCATGGGGCTTTCCGAGGAGGAGCTCCCCGACATCGTAAGCCGGTGGCGGCAAGCAAACCCAGCCATCGTGCGCTGCTGGAAGGCACTGGAGCAGGCGGCCGTCCAGGCCATAGAGACCGGGAGGGCGTGCACAACGCATGGTCTTGTCTTCGCCCGGGAGGCGGATATAGAAAATGGGCAGGACTTCCTGACCATACTGCTGCCATCCGGCCGGAAGCTGTACTATGCAAAACCCCATCTGGGTATCAACCAGTGGGGCGGGAAAGCGATCAGCTACTACGGCATGAACCAGGCCTCGAAAAAGTGGGAGCCCACAGACACATATGGCGGGAAGATTACGGAGAACTGTGTGCAGGCAATCGCACGTGACTGCCTGGCTGTCAATATCGAACGGCTTGAACAGGCAGGGTACCCGGTTGTGTTCCATATCCACGACGAGGTTGTGCTGGAGGTGGAAAAAGGCCGCGCCGACCTGGATGCAGCCATCAGGATCATGAGTAAGCCGATCACGTGGGCGCCGGGGCTGCCAATGGCGGCTGACGGCTGGGTAGGCGATTACTTTACGAAGGACTAACCACAAGGGAGCGCAGAAGGCATGCAAAATGATAGGACAATAACAATCTCAACCGCCGGCAGCCGGCGCGCGACAGACTGGCAGCCGCAGACGCTGCTGGTCTCAGAGTTGTGGGCACGGCTAAAGACACCCGCACGCGGCAAGGAAACCCTCCAGGCCTACCTTGGTATGAAGAAGGCGCAGCAGGACGGCCTGAAGGACGTTGGCGGGTTCGTGGGCGGCGATGTCCCCGGGCGGCGCAAGAAGGGGAACGTGCGGTGCCGTGACCTTGTGACGCTCGACCTCGACAACCTGCCGCCCGGAAGCACGGGCGAGGTGCTGCGCCGATGTGCCGGCCTCGGCATCGGGTATTGCGTCTACAGTACCCGCAAGCACAGCCCGGACGCACCGCGCCTGCGCATCGTCGTACCAACCGACCGCGCGCTCCAGCCGGACGAGTACGAGCCGGTATGCCGCAAGCTGGCTGAGCTGGTGCAGCCGGAAATGACATGGTTCGACCCGACGACCTTCCAGCTTGAGCGCCTGATGTACTGGCCGTCCTGCTGTGCCGACGGGGAATACATATACGCCGCGGAGGACAAGCCCTTCCTGTACGCCGCCGGCATGCTGGGGCTTTACTCGGACTGGCGCGCGGTCACGTCGTGGCCGGCCGTGCCCGGCGAAGCAAAGCTGCGCGACCGGAGCGCCGCAAAGCAGGGCGACCCTACGGCAAAGGGCGGCGTTGTGGGCGCGTTCTGCCGCATTTATGACGTGCCCGCGGCTATGGATAAGTTCCTGCCCGGCACCTATACAGAAACCGATACCCCCGGGCGCTATACCTTCACAGGAGGCTCTACGGCGGGCGGTGCAGTGCTTTATGACGATGGCAAATTCCTGTACTCCCACCACTCGACAGACCCCTGCAGCGGCGCCCTCGTCAACGCATTCGACCTCGTACGGCTGCACAAGTTCGGGGAGCTGGACGACGCAGCCAAAGAGGGGACGCCGGTCAACCGGCTGCCGTCCCATATCGGGATGTGCGCATTGGCACGCGAGGACCCGGAATGCGCGAAGCTGCTGCAGCTGGAGGCTGGTGAAAGCGCCCTTGCTGACTTCCAAGGTATTGAAGGGCAGGAGGATAAAACTACGCAGGATCTCGCAGCGTTCCTCGGCTCACTGGAAAACAAGGAACTGACGACCAATATTGTGGCGTCGCTCCTGGACGCCTTGGGGATATCATTCCGGTTCGAGGAGGTGTCCCGCGACCTGGAGCTTGGGGGTGTTGGGCACCTCGGGTGGTCACACGAGAACGCGGCAAACAACCTTCCGGTATACCTGCGCGACATATTACGTGCAGCAAAGGTCAAAGGCGCGTCCACAGCGGCGATCGCGGAGTGCCTCGCGGTAATCGCGGATGAACACCGCTATAACGCCGTGCAGAGGATGATTGAAAACGTTGCCTGGGATAATATCGACCGCCTGGAAGGGCTTTATGAAATCGTAGGCGTCACGGATGGGTTCAGCAAGACACTGATCCGGAAATGGCTGATGCAGTGCGTTGCGCTGGCGTTTAACGACGAGGCCGAACCCTACGGGGCAGATGGCGTCCTGGCCTTCCAGGGGCCGCAAGGCCTTGGCAAGACTTCCGTATGCCGGCGGCTGGCGGTATCGGCAAACCTGTTCGTAGAAGGGGCCTGCATTGCATTTAAGAATAAGGATAGCCTGATAAAAGCCACCTCGGCATGGATCGTGGAACTGGGGGAGCTGGAGGCTACCATACGCGACGACAGCGCGCAGCTCAAAGCGTTCATTACTGAGACAAAGGACAACATCCGCCTGCCGTACGGCCGTACAGCGGTCAAGCGCCCCCGCAGGACAAGCTTTTGCGGCACGGTCAACCAGGATGCCTTCTTGCGGGATATCACCGGCAACCGGCGTTTTTGGACAGTGCCTGTCCAGCACATCGACCTGGGCAGGCTGTTCTCCCTGCCGCGGGACTGGTTCATAAAGCTATGGGCGCAGGTTTATGAGATGTGGGGGCTTCTCGGCACGCAAAGTTTCAGGCTGACGCGCAGCGAACAGGAAGCCCTGGAAATACGGAACAAAGGGTTTGCACAGCAGATGCAGTTTGAGCAGGAGATCCTTGACGTTATGGATTTCAGCCTGCCGGAAGGGCAGTGGCGCTGGGTCAGCCCAGCCAGGATTGCGGCGTTTGCCGGGCAGAAGGTGAGCGCCACAAACGTAGGGCTGGTGCTGTCAAAAATAGCGCACGAAGACCCCCGGATGGCACGCAAAAGGCGCAACAAGGGCGTAGCCTACTGGGTGCCCCTCAACCCGACGTATATGGTGTAACGTTTCAGCAAAGGGTACACTCTTGCCCGTGTAGGGTTTACCAAACGGTGCACGAAACGGTGCACCCCATAAAAGTTGTTAGTTTACACACGGGCAGGTAAAAGGCAGGCGGATTTGATGCAAACATGTTATGAAAAACAGTAGTGGTGTATGGTGTACCCTTTCTGTATAAAGTTAAAAATATGGATATATAGAGAGTAATAGAGACATATAATACCCCCCTAAACCCTCAAATAGGGATATATACATATAGGGGAACGCGATACACCCTGCACACAGCGGGCTAAAATTTGAAAGTTTTGGTAAAAAAGGAGGATATTCCGGATGCGTGAAAAAGAAATTGAAGCCTACCTCCGGACGGCGGTACGGGAGGCCGGCGGGGTGGCATTCAAGTTTGTCAGCCCTGGGAATGACGGGGTGCCTGACCGGCTGGTATGCCTGCCCGGTGGCCGCGTGGCCTTCGTCGAACTCAAGGCGCCGGGCAAAGGGCCGCGCCCCCTGCAGATCCACCAGATTGGGCGGCTGAAGCAGCTGGGCTTCCGGGTTGAGGTGATTGACAGCAAAGGGCAGGTTGACGATTTTGTGGAAGGGCTGAAACAGGATGGAATTTGTCCCGCATGAGTACCAGCGGTTCTGTATCGAAAAACTCCTGACTACCCCAGCGGCTGGGCTTTTCCTGGACATGGGGCTGGGCAAGACCGTGACTACGCTGACGGCGGTCAAGGAGCTGAAATATTACCGTTTCCAGGTGTCCAAGGTGCTTGTGATCGCGCCAAAGAAGGTCGCGGAGGCTACCTGGAGCAAGGAGGCGGAGAAGTGGGACCACCTGAAGTGCCTGCGGGTATCCACGGTGCTGGGCAGCCGGGCAAAGCGGGAACGCGCCCTGGCGTGCCCTGCGGATGTGTACGTGATCAACCGGGAAAACACCGAGTGGCTGGTGGACTATTACCGCAACAGCTGGCCGTTTGACATGACGGTGATCGACGAAAGCAGCAGCTTCAAGGATCAGTCGACGAAGCGTTGGAAGGCGCTGAAACGTGTCCGGCCGAAGATACGGCGCATCGTCGAATTGACCGGCACGCCGGCGCCAAATACGCTGATCGACCTTTGGGCGCAGGTATACCTCCTGGACGAAGGGGCGCGGCTGGGGCGCAGCATTGGCGGCTTCCGCGAGCGTTATTTCCTGCCGGACAAGCGCGGCGCGGACAGGGTTTTCACATACAAGCCCAAGATGGGGACAGGGCAGGCGATACAGGACTTGATCGGCGATATCTGCGTGAGCATGAAGGCTGAGGATTACCTGTCACTGCCTGGGCGCGTCAGTGTGAACGTGCCCGTCGTACTGGACGCCAGGGCGCAGCGGGCGTACGACACGATGGAACGGGACATGCTTCTGGAGGTCAACGAGGACACGATTACCGCGGATACAGCCGCCGTCCTGACGGGCAAGCTGCTGCAGCTGGCCGGCGGCGCCGTGTACAACGGGAACCACCAGGCGCAGCTAGTCCACACCTGCAAGGTCGAGGCTTTCCTCGAGCTGGTGGACAGCCTGGCCGGGCAGCCAGCGCTGGTGTTTTACCAGTTCCAGCACGAGCGCGACCGTATCGTCAGCGCGCTGCAGAAGTCCCGGCTGCGTGTCCGGGTGTTTGGCGGGGCACAAGACGCGGAGGATTGGAACAGCCGGCAGGTGGATATCCTGCTTGCCCATCCTGCGAGCACAGCGTACGGCCTGAACCTGCAGCAGGGCGGGCACCATGTCATCTGGTTCGGCCCCACATGGTCGTTGGAACTGTACCAGCAGGCAAACGCCCGCTTGCATAGGCAAGGCCAGGCGGAAGCCGTAATTATCCACCACCTGGTAGTCCAAGGCAGCGTGGATGTTGACGTCATGGCAGCGCTGGACGGGAAAGCCGATACACAGGAGGCCTTGCTGGAGAGCCTCAAGGCAAGGATTGAAAAAGCGAAAGGGGCGGTGAAGTGAGTCAACGCGAAGATTGGTGGGATTACACGAAAAAGATCATCCGGTCATATCCGAGGCTGAAACGGAAGCTGCAGGGCACGGGAAGCCCGGTAGAGCGCGCAGTAGTTGACCGGCTGACGGACAAGGAGCAGCGCCGATATGATGCGGTTGCGGCGGCGATCCGCGAGACCGAGGGCATGAAGAACGGCGCCCACAGGCTCGAGCTGGTGCGCCGGGTATACTGGGATCGCACGCACACGGTAGAGGGCGCAGCACTGCAGGTCCCTACAAGCGCCGCAACGGCATACCGGTGGAATAATCAATTTGTGCGGCTCGTTTCAAAAAAATTGGACTTGCCATGAAAATTGATAAATCACGGCCTATTTAAGAGTTTATACTGGCACCATAGGCAAAGTAAAAAATGCCTAGGGTTCATGACAACCTGCCTCCTTTTTTCCGCCCTTCGGGGCGGATATCACCCGGTTGCCTGCATGAGGGCGAAGGGTGACTGTTGTGATCTTCGCCACAGAGCTTGGCGACGCGAAAGCGGAAGCTGCTAAAGGCCACGGCGGCATGCGAACGTACATGTACAATGCAGGGGGCGATGCGGAGCGTAGCCTCGGCAGCAACGGGTAGATCTCCTGCGGGAGTTCCGACAACAGTTAGCACGCAGTAAGCCTCCCACTATCGGGGAAGTGCCGAGCCGTGCAACATAGCGCGACGAAGAGCATGAACCCGCCGGATTACGCCTTACGGGATGAATGAACGCGGGGGATTATTCAGAGCGCAAAACGGCTTGCAGGTAAGCCGGAAACCTGCGCATACCCCGAAAGGGGTACATGACCGGCGGCAGGTGCGGGAGCCGCGCTGGTGTAAAGGCCTCAATTTCGAGGCGGTTGGAACTGAACGATCAGGTAGTCTCGAGAGGTGCCGTCTTTTCATTTGCGTTATTTGTGCAATGATCTGCCTTGATGGTAGGTACTTTCTACCAAATTCTAGGATGCGGGGCAAGGAGGGCGCGGCTTTTTATCGCATTAAAATGATTTTTTTATAACTTAGTCGGGTCATTTTACCACATACTTACAGGATTTTTGAAGAAAAGGAGGCGGTACTATGGAGGATTGGATCGCATTAGGGGATCTGTCAAAACTGTTAGGCGTCAATATCCGCACGATCCAAAGGCTTACGCAAGAGGGCGTACTTACGGCGGAGCCGGATCCGGAAGATAAACGCCGCAAGGTTTGGCCAACAGCTGAATCTGTGCAGGCATACATAGGGCACCAGCTCGCGCGCGCGGATAGTAACCAGAGAAACTCGCGTATCCAGGATCTCGAAGAAAAAAAGCTAGCGGCTGAAACCGAACTTAAAGAAAGCCAGCGCGACCTGCACGTGTTAAAAACTGATATCGCCTCTGGAAAATACCTGCCTGTAGAACAAGTCCAACTAGATTACAGCCGATTTTTCGTAGTGCTAAAGAAGTTTTTGCTTGCAGTACCTAACCGGGTTTCGGGGCTTGTTGGCGGGTATGTAGACCCTGTTACAGCCCGTGCGCTCGAGAAGGATATTGCAAAAGAAATAAACACAATGCTCACGTCATTCGTTATCGCCGGGGAAGCAGGTGGTGCCCCATGAGGACGTATAAACAGAGAAAATATCAAGCCCCTCCGTATATCCTGGGTGCAATGCAGCATTTAAGGCCGCCCGAGGACATCAAAGTATCCGAATGGGCAGAACGGCACCGCATCCTAGGCGAGAAGTCCTGTGCCATGCCGGGGCATTGGCGCAATATAAAAACGCCGTATCTTGTGGGATTCATGGACGCCCTAAATGATTATGAGGTCGAGGAAGTAGCCTTTGTAAAGCCCACACAGGTCGGCGGTACCGAAAGCCTGCAAAATATGGTCGGTTATGTGATTTCGCAAGACCCCTCCCCTACCATGATCGTCTACCCGACGGATAAGCTTGCGGAATCCGTCAGCGAGAACCGGCTGGTGCCGATGGTCAAGGATAGCCCCACGCTTGATGAACGGTTCCGGGAAACCAATTCAAGCAAACTGGAGTTGCAGTTTGACAGCATGTACATCGTGCTTTGCGGGGCAAACAGCCCTAGTTCCCTGGCGTCACGGCCCATACGCTTCCTATTCCTAGACGAAGTTGATAAATATCCGGCCGCGTCGAAAAAGGAAGCAGACCCGATCAGCCTCGCGCGGGAGCGCACCAAAACGTTCCCCAACCGCAAAATCTGTATGTGCTCAACACCGACTTTGCGTACAGGGCCTATCTGGAAGGCGCTGGAGTCCGCGGATAAGGAACTGCATTATTTTGTTCCCTGCCCACACTGCGCGGAACGTATCGAGTTGAAATTCGCGCAGCTCAAGTGGCCGAAGGAGCCGGATATGTCGAACCGTGAGCGGGCAGAACAGGCGTGTTATGTTTGCCAAAGCTGCGGATGCGTGATTAACGATGCGGATAAGGCGAGGATGCTGCGGCAGGGCACCTGGCGCGCGGTACGGGAAAATGCTACTGCGCCAAACACAAAAGTTGCGTTTTGGCTGAACACGCTCTACTCCCCTTTCGTGCGTTTTTCCGAAGTGGCATTTGAATTCCTAAATTCCAAGGACGACCCAGAGAAGCTACAGAACTTTGTAAACTCCTGGCTTGCGGAACCGTGGGAGGACACCGCGCTCAAGACCTCGGCGGATACGGTGTTAGCACGGCAGACTTGCCTACCAGCGCTTGTGGTACCGGGATGGGCAAGGCTCTTAACAGGCGGCGTCGACGTACAGGAAACCTGTTTTTACTGGACAATACGTGCCTGGGGCGATGCAATGACCTCCCAGTGCATCGCCCACGGGCAGGCGCTCAGCTGGGGGGCGGTTGACCGGCAGATGGATCTTGAATATCGCAAGGAAGACGGTACAGCAATGCTCGTCGACCTTTGCCTAGTGGATTCGGGCGATCAGACAGAAGACGTCTATGATTTTTGCGCCACACGTGAATGGGCGCTCCCTTGCAAGGGCGTTTCCGGGTCATACTCCCACTACAGGATCTCGACAGTTAACCGCACGGGCTCCAAAGGCCATGGTATGCAGCTGGTGCTTGTGGATGGCGGTAAATACAAGGACATGATCGCTGCAAGGATGCGGAAGGAAAACGGGCAAGGTAGTTGGATGGTGCACGCGGATTGCGACCGGGAGTATGCGGAACAGGTAACGGCGGAGCACAAGGTCAGGGATAAAAACGGTAAGCTTGCATGGGCGCTAAAAAGCTCGCATGCGGACAACCACTATCTCGACTGTGAGGTCTATGCCGCAGCCGCGGCTGATGTGCTTGAGGTCCGCAGCTTATTTTTACAGGAAACAGATGAGCCGGATAGCACGGCACCGCAAAGTATCAGCCAGCCCCCGCAAGCGCCGGAAATAGATTGGCTTGGTACAGGCGGAGATTGGTTAGGTGGGTAAAGATGGAAGGGTTTAAAAACATGGATCCCGCGCAGTTGCTTGCGGAGGTCGACCGCGCGATCATTTCAATTCTGCAGGGCGGCCAATCGTATCGGATTGGCACCCGTTCCCTGACGCGCGCAAACCTAACGGAACTGCGCAATTTAAAAACCGAACTTGAAGCACAGGCATCGAAGGACAGCGCCCCCGGCTTAATAGACCGCACGTCTGTCGCAATCTTTGATGGGAGGTGATGCGGTGGGCTTATTCTCATGGTTTTTATCCAGGCGTAGGCCGGGCAAGTTGGAACGCGGATACGACGCGGGGCATGGAGGCCGGCTAAATACAAATTGGCATGCGTCTATTGAATCGGCGGAAGCGCATGACAGGCTCGACCGTGACTTGCTCCGCGCCCGGGCACGCGACCTGGAAAACAACAGCGATATTATAAACGGCGCCCTTTCCGCATACCGCAGGAATATTGTCGGCCGCGGGTGGACGCTACAAGCCGGTACCGGGGATGAAGCGCTGAACGGTGAAATTGAAAAGCTATGGCGGGAGTGGTGCCGTGCACGCAATTGTGACGTTACCGGTACCCAGTCCTTTACTGACCTCCTACGTATGATGGTAGAACGTAAAAAGGTCGACGGCGGCGTGTTGGTATTAAAGCGTTACACCAACTACGGCATACTGCCTTTCCAGATCCAGGTGCTTGAGGTGGATGAACTGGACGAAATGGCTGGTACTCCAAAGCATAAGGGAAACCGTGTTGTAGGAGGGATCGAATACAGCCCGTTTAACCGGCCAGTCGGTTTTTTCATAAGGCAGTACGACGTGGATGGGCTACGCACAGTAGGCACGCAGTATGTGGACGCAAAGGACATGGTTTTTTGGTTCCGCAAACGGAGGCCGTCCCAGATACGTGAAATTACCGACCTCGCGCCGGTTATGACGCGTGTACGGGACGTAAATGAATTTATTACGGCGGTATCCGTAAAAGAACGGATCGCTGCATGCCTCTCCATTTTCATCAAACGTGCCCTGCCGGCAAGCGCGCCGGGGCGGAACGGCGTAAAAGGGCCCGCACGCGAAGTGGATTATGCGGGGAAACGCCTAACGCCGGGCATGATTTCGGAACTTAATGCTGGTGACGATGCTGTTATCGTCGACCCGAAGGGCACGGCGGATGACGCAGGCGGGTTTGTAAAGCTATTGCAGCGTCTAGTTGGTGCGGCGCTTGGCATCAGCTACGAAGCGGCGGCGCGCGACATGAGCGAAACGAATTATTCCAGTGCACGCCAAAGCGTGATTGAAGACGACCTCACCTATGCCGAGGAACTGGACGGGCTAATCGCTGTAATGGACGAAATCTATGAAACCTTCCTAATCTCGGCGGTGCTGGCAAACAAGGTCGGCATCCCAAAGTTTTGGGAGGACAAGCGCGGCTTTATGCAACACGTATGGGTGGGCACGCCAAAGCCGTGGATCGACCCACAAAAGGAGGCCAACGCCGACAAAACAGCCCTCGCCACGGGTCAAAAGACCTTTAAGGAAATTTCGGCAGAGCGGGGGCGCGACTGGCGGAAACAGATTGACGATATGTCAGAGGTGATCGGGTATGCGAAACAAAAAGGGATTGATTTAGGGGGGATGCTATTTGACCAGGGAACAGCACGGGGCGGCGCCGAGCCCACAGGGGATGACGACCCGTAACATCGGCGAACGGTACGTAGGGATCCGAAAAATGACGGATGCTGGTGACGGGCGGCAGTTTGCAATCAGCTTCTCGTCGGAAGAACCTTATGACCGCTACTTTGGCCCCGAAATTTTAGATCACGGTCCGGGGGCGGTTGACCTTACCCGTTTGCAGGAGATCGGCTGCGTATTGTTCAACCACGACCGTGATTACGTGGTCGGGAAGGTAATTACGGCGGAGGTCTCAGGCAACCGCGGTGAAGCAGTTATCGAATTTGACAAGGATGATGCGGCGGAGCGGATATACCAGAAGGTTTGCTCTGGTACATTGCGCGGCGTATCTGTTGGGTACCGCGTGGATACTTGGGAGGAAGTAAGCGCCGGCCATACTTCGGCAGACGGCCGCTTTACCGGCCCATGCAGTATTGCACGGAAATGGGTGCCGTTTGAAGTATCCATTGTCTCCATGCCTGCTGACGCCACGGTGGGCGTAGGCCGGGAAATGGACGTTGGGCATCCCGCACCGCGAAGCTACCCGCTGTCTCTTGCACAGCGCAGGCTTATGGTTAATAAAAATATCTTGGAGGTACATGATGGCTAAAAAGACGAAAGAGATGCTGCGTGAGCTGATTGCAAAGCAGCAGGGTATTACAGGCATGGCAGAGGCGGAACAACGCGACCTGACCGTAGAAGAACAGGCGGAGTTTGACGGCTTGCAGCGTTCAATCGACCTGCTGAACCAGCTAGAAGACGACTCGGAACCGGCTGACAGCCATCCGCAGGGGGATGGGCGCAGTGCAGATCCAGCCGCAATGGAAAGGCATCGGGCTGCCGAAATCGTTTCGCTCTGCCGGGATTTTGATATCGACCCGGCGGAATACATAAAGGATGCAGACGCTACCCCAGATACTGTCCGCGCGGCGATTATTGAAAAGCAGCGCCGCGAGCATGCGCCCGTCCGCGCGCGGGTCACGGCGGACGAGGACGACAAATACCGTGCTGCCGCTGCAGACGCGATGGTCATGCGCGCAGGTTTGGCCGTCGAAAAGCCTGCGGAAGGCGCAGCAGCGCTGCGCGGCATGTCCCTGCGCGACCTTGCGGTAGAGTGCCTGTCCCGTTCTGGTGATGGCGGCGCAGTGCGGTTGTCCAGGGACGACCTGTTTGCCGAAATGCAGCGGCAATTTTTCAACCCTACGGCCGCTTTCCCGTCGATCCTTGACCAGACCGTCCGTAAATCGTATGAAACAGGGTACAACGAAGTACAGGTTACCTTTGACCAGTGGACAAGCCGGGGGACGCTTACCGACTTCAAACGCACACAGTCCGGATATCTGGCAGGCCCCGCGGGCGAGTTTAAGCTCGTGCCGGAAAACGGCGAATTGGAGCATGACCTGCCGGTAGACGGGCGTACGCCGACCAGGCAGCTGCAGACCTTTGGCCGCCAGTTTACCATGACGCGCCAGGCTTTTATCAACGATGATATTGGCTTCCTGACTACGGTACCGGCGCGCTATGCGCGTTCCGCACGTACGACGATCAACAAGCAGGTATACGAAGTCCTGTTTAAGAACCCCGTAATCCATGACGGCGTAGCGTTGTTTGACGCGACAAAGCACAATAACCTTCTTGCAACCGGCACGGAAATTACGGCGGAGAGCATGCAGTCCATGATGCTCCGTATGCAGATGCAGAAGGACGATTTCGGCAATGCAATTATTATCCGCCCCGAAGCATTAGTCGTCCCGGTCGGGTACGGGTTTAAGACCAAGGTGCTGTTCGAAAGCCCTACGATCCATACGGAAGGCAATACGCAGTCGGTCAACCCGCTGTACCAGCCAGGGCTGCGCATTATCGAGGATCCGACGCTGAACGCCATGGGTGGCACGGGCGCGCTGCCGTGGTTCCTTGTTGCAAACCGCAGTGACGCTAAGAGCCTGCAGGTGGATTACCTGGATGGGCAGGAGATCCCGACGATCCGCCGTTCGGAGCGCCCGGGCACGCTCGGGTTTGTGTGGGATATTTACCTGGACTGGGGTATCACGGCGCTGGATTACAGGGGTATCGTGAAGAACCCCGGTAAGCCGTTAAGTATTTGAGGGAGGGGCATACATGAAAGCAGTATATATCCAAACGGGTGAAAGCCTGAACTATGTAAATCCTGGGGAAGCCGCGATTGCCGCGGGTGATGTGGTGGTACTTGGTACCCGCATCGGTATCGCAGGCACAGATATCCCTGCCAACAGCCTGGGTACCGTGCATGTGACGGGCGTATTCGCAATCCCCAAAAAGGCGGGAGAGGCCTTGGCAGTTGGCGCCGCGGTGTACTTCAGTACTACAGACGGTATTACCGCGACAGCAAGCGGCAACACCCCCGCGGGATATGCGGCAATGGCCGCGGCGGCGCCGGATGCAGCAGCGCGTGTTAAGCTGCTGGGCTAAGGGGAGTACAAGCTATGAAAAAACTGATTGCGAAAACCCCAATCCTGTGGGGAGGCCGGCAGTATGCGCCCGGGGATCCCCTGCCCACTTCAGACGCAGAAATCCTTGAATTATGGCTTAAATACGGTTCGGCCACCTGGGACGGCCACGTAGATACGACTGACGCCACGGGCTCCCCCGCCGTACCGCAAACGTCCGGCCTGCCCGTTCCCAATCCGGAACCGGGCGTAGATAAGCCCGCAGCTGGCCGGCGGGCAAGTCAGAAAAGGGCGCAGCAATGAGCGCGCCCTTCCGGGAACAGCTAAACGCTGACTTAGAAGCGGCGTTTTTCTGCGCGGGTGAGTTTGCGGAGGAGCATGAGATCGACGGGCGCAGGATGCTCTGCGTACTGGATGATAATGAGTTAACAGAACGCAAAAATGCTGCCAAGGAAGGGCAGCATATGGACGGATTGTTCCTTGCAGACCGCCTGCTTTATGTCCGCGCTGATATTTTCGGCGCGTTGCCAAAGCCCGGCCGCTTGCTGATGCTAGACGGAAAGGGTTTCCTGGTGGTCGACGCAGCGGACGAATTTGGCGTGTATTCGATATATTTGGAGGCGAACCGGGCGTGAGCGAAAGCCAGTACAACTTTATAACGCTTATGGCGGATACGGGCGCGGAACTGGGCTATATACGGGAAGCCCTCGCGGATCTGGAAGGGCATGCGCCGGCGGTTTTGGCTAAGGCAGTAAACGATGTTGCCCGCCGGGTCCGGAAGCAGATTACCAAAGACGCCAAAGGCGGGTACGTGCTTCAAAAAAGATCCGAACTCAACGCATCCGTAGCAATGAAAATCAAAACCGCTACCAAGTCCGACCCTTGCGCAACACTGACATCCGAGGGACCCATGAAAGACCTAATGGAGTTCCTGGTCTCGCCGCAAACCGTGGCGCACGGCCCCGCCCGCCCGGCTTACTATACCGCGCAGGTCAGAAAAAAGGGCGGCGCGAAGGCACTGGACGGCAGCCCTAAACCGTTCATAACAACATTTAAAAACGGGCCTTTATCTGAAAACAATCATACAGCCGTTGTGGTACGTGTGCCGGGGAAGCGTATGAAAAAGCATCCTAAAAAGACGTTTATTAAAAAGCTGCTTTCCCCCGCCGTCCCCCATATGCTGAACAACCCGGATATCAGGGAGGCCGCGCAAAGCATGGTAGAACAGGAGCTTCCGGCCGCCGTGCGGAAGCAGGTGGCTAAAGTATTAGCAAAGGGGGCGCTACGGTGACCGCAGAGTTTTTACAGGACGACCTTATTACGGAGGTCAGGGCGGTCTTCCAGCAGGAACGCTTCAAAAACGCAACCGGGGAGCGCGTGCCCCTTGCGGTATACCCGCAGAGCTTACCGGTACTTCCGGCAAACGAAGATGACGACGGGCAATACCCGTATTGTATTGTGCGTTTGGTATCCGGAGTGGCGGAAGACGCCACGTCCGCGCAGTCTGTAACAGCGCTCTTGATTTTCGGCGTCATTGACCAAGACCGGGGCAGGGCGGGATACCGGACAGTGCTTCATATGATCGGATCGGTATACGCGCGGTTTGCACGCCGCGCACAGTTGGGGAGGAATTTCATTTGCCGATACCCGATACGGTGGGAGCTGCAAGACGAAGACACGTATCCTTACTATGTAGGCGGCATGTCTATGACATTCGACATACCGGCAGTGCGCATAGAAGACCCCATGACATGAAAGGAGTAAATACATGGCATATCAAAGAGGTGTGTTTGTTAGTGAACAGGAGACAAGCCTGACCATCCCCACGCAAAGCACCGCGGGGCTACAGGTGGTTTTCGGCACCGCGCCCATCCATTTGGCAAAAAACCCATACGCATGTACCAATGTACCAGTATTAGTAAATTCTTTTTCCGAGGCCGCCGAAAAGCTGGGGTACAGCGATGATTTTGGCAGTTATACGCTGTGCCAGTCGGTGGATGCATGCTTCCGCAAATACGCAGTGGCGCCGGTAGTACTGGTTAATGTCCTGGATCCGGAAATCCATAAGAAAGACCTTGAGGAAACAACAATCCCTGTAAAGGATGGCACCGTCAGCGTACAGGCCGAAGGCGTACTGCTTGACAAGCTGGTTGTTAAGGCGGATGCGCAGCCCCTGGCTGCCGGCACGGATTATACCGCGGCATTTGATGCGGAAGGACACCCGGCAATCAAGGTGCTTACAGGCGGCGCGGCGGCCAGCGCTTCGGAGCTGAAGGTATCCGGCGTTTGCATCGACCCGTCTGCCGTAAAGGAGTCTGATATCGTAGGCGGCTATAATGCTTCAACCGCGAAAGAAACCGGGCTGGAAGTCCTGCGCCAGGTATTCCCGCGCCTCGGCTTGACGCCGGGGCTGCTGCTTGCGCCTGGCTGGAGCCATAAGGCCAGTGTTGCCACGGCGTTACAAGCAAAGTGCACAGGTGTGAACGGCCTGTTTTCGTGTGAGTGTATCGTCGATATCGACACCTCGGTTGCCCGGAATTATGACCAGGTGAAAGCGGCAAAGGATGCTTCCGGGGTTAATTCCCCCCACGCTATCGCGGTATGGCCGAAAGTCGTAAGCGGCGGTAAAGCGTATTACTATTCCGCCCTGTACGGTGCGGTTACCGCTGTAAATGACGCGGATCACGACGGTGTGCCGGCCATCAGCCCCTCTAACAAGGCGCTCCCGGCGTCGTCCCTTATTGGCGAGGATGGTGTGGAGATTGTGCTTGACCTCGCGCAGGCAAACCAGGTATGCGGCTATGGTGTAATTACAGCGCTCAACCTGTCCAACGGGTTTGTGACCTGGGGCAACAACACCGCGGCGTACCCGGGGACGACGGATCCTAAAGACCGATGGTTCTGCACCCGCAGGTTCTTTTCCTGGTGGGGCAACACGTTTATCCTTACGTATTTTCAGAAGGTCGACGACCCGGCAAATTTCCGGCAGATACAGTCCATTTGCGACAGTGAAAACGTCCGGGGCAATAGCTTCGTCGCGCGCGGGTTCTGCGCAGGGGCGCGCATTGAGTACCGCGAGGACGAAAACCCGGTAACACAAGTGCTGGACGGGAAGATTGCATTCCACCAGTACCTCGCGCCCTACACCCCGATGGAATGCATCACGAACACGCTGGAGTTTGACCCTACGGCGCTCCAGGCGGCATTAGGAGGTTAAAACAGAATGAGAGTACAAATCCCTGAAATGATCTCTAACTTCAACGCTTATACCGGCGGCAACGTGCTGATCGGCGTAACCGGTGAGTTTACAATGCCCTCGCTGACCGCGATGACAAGTACCGTCAGCGGTCCGGGTGTACTTGGCGAGTATGATACCCCGGTACCCGGGCACTTTTCGGAGATTGAGCAGGTTGTCCCGTTCCGTGTGCTGTATGGCGACGCATTTGACCTGATGACGGTTGGCGAGGTGACCGACCTGACGCTGCGCGGCGCGATGCAGGGCGCGGATGGGCAAGGGAACCTTTCCCAGACGCAGATCAGGATCGTGATGCGCGGCAGATGTAAAAAACTCGAAGGCGGCAAAATGAAGGCGGGCAATAGCATGGACGCTTCCGTAACATTGAGCCTTGTGTATCTGCTGATCGAGGTGGACGGCTCGCCTAAAGTGGAACTGGATAAGCTGAACGCCGTGTACAAGATCGGCGGGGTGGATCAGCTCGCAGAAATCAAGCGGATGTGCTGATAAGAGGCACGGGAGGAAAATACGATGGGAAAACGGGTTGTTGTATTACAAAAGCCCTTTACATTCGAAGGTAAAGAATATAAAACGGTAGACCTGGGCGGCCTGGAAAACCTGAGCACTGTGGACTTAATCGAGGTGCAGAGGGTTTTCCAGGCGCAGAATATCCACCCGATTATACCGGAGATTGATTACTCGCAATGCTGTATGCTCGCGGCGCGTGCAACAAAGCTGCCCTATGAGTTCTTCCTGAAGCTTCCTGCAAATGATGGGGCTTCAGTTAAGAACGTGGTGTCCAATTTTTTATTCAACGTGGGCTAACCAGCGCGGGAGCCCCAAAGGAATTACGGCGGGTGTGCATCCGGCTAGCCAGGTTGTTGCCCGGTACCGGGCTTGATTGGCTAATGGGGCTGCCTATACAGGAAATGGCCGAGATAGCGGAGGAGGTGACGCAGGGGCATGGGGAACGACAAGACTGACTATAAACTAACTATAAGGCTTGCGGGAACCGTCGACCCCTCGCTGGGTGCTGCGGCTAACAAGGCGTCGTCTACGTTGGGAAAGGGGCTGCAGGCCGCGGGAAAGCTCGCGCTGGGTGCAGCAACCGCTACGGCGGCCGCCGCCGGTGCCGCGTTGGCCGGCATCGGCAGCTATGCTGTAAAGGCCGGCTCTGACTTTGAAGCCGGCATGAGCGAGGTGCGCGCGATTTCCGGCGCCACATCTGCTGATATGGATGTATTGTCCGCAAAAGCAAAGGAAATGGGCGAGACTACTAAGTTTTCGGCGAGCGAAAGCGCGGAAGCCCTGAAATATATGGCGATGGCGGGCTGGAAAACACAGCAGATGGTGGATGGCCTGCCGGGCATCATGAACCTCGCCGCCGCGTCCGGGGAGAGCCTTGGCAGCGTATCTGATATCGTGACTGACGCGCTTACCGCTTTCGGCCTACAAGCCGCAGACAGCGCGCATTTCGCGGATGTGCTAGCAAAAGCCGCATCTTCATCCAACACCAACGTTGGGCTGATGGGCGCTACGTTCAAGTACGTAGCGCCAGTCGCGGGCGCGTTAAAATATTCGGTAGAAGATACCGCCGTTGCAGTCGGGCTGATGGCGAACGCGGGCATTAAGGGTGAGCAGGCAGGCACGGCACTACGCTCGATGCTGACCAACCTTGCAAAGCCTTCTGACCAGGTTGCGCAGTATATGGATGCAATAGGGCTATCCATGACCACGGCAAATGGGCAGGTAAAGCCGCTGAATACCCTGCTGGAAGAGATGCGCCAGAAATTTTCTGGGCTAACAGACGCGGAAAAAGCAGAATACGCCGCGGGCATAGCCGGCAAAGAAGGGATGTCCGGGCTGCTTGCAATCATAAATACCGCTCCTTCCGACTTTAGCAAGCTCACGCAGGAGATCGGGAACGCAAACGGCGCGGCAAAAGAAATGGCTGACACCATGAATGACAACTTGCAGGGTCAGGTTACGCTCATGCAGTCTAACCTTGAGGGCGTCGGGATCAAGATCTATGACAACCTGCAGGGGCCGTTGAAAGACGCGGTAAGGGTTACGAACGACAGTATTTCCGAAATCAGCGCGAGCCTGTCCGGCGGCGCGCTGGAGCACAGCCTTTCCACCATAAGCAACGGCGTTGGGGGGCTGATAGCATCGGGTGCTGAACTCGCGGCGGATGTGCTGCCTAAGCTTGCCGACGGCTTGGCGTTCGTGGTAGACCACGGCCAGCAGGTCGGTGATATCCTGAAAACGGGTGCCGCCGGTTTTGTAGTGCTCAAGGCTGCGGCCAAAATGGATGCCGTGACCAAGGGCATAAAGCTGGCGAGTGACGCTGTTGTAAAATATCAAGCCAAGCAGGCCGCAGCAGCAGCGGCACAAAAGGTATTCACGGGGTCGCTTACCGTCAGCCAGACGGCAGCGGGCGTGCTTACCGGTAAGATTGATATTGCAATTGCTAAACAGGCGCTATGGAATGCCGTAACGGCCGCGCACCCGTTTTTAATTGTGGGCACCGCAATCGCCGCCCTGGTCGCGGGCATCGGCATATATGCCGCCGTGACGGGGGACGCTACGAGTGAAACAAAACGGTTTAACGAAAAGCAGGAAGAGCTTACAAAAGAGCTTGAGACGCAGAAAAAGGCGCGCGATAATTTGCGGGAATCCACAGCCAAGAGCATGAAGCAATCAGATGCCGAAATTGATGCGGTATCAGGCTATGTCAAAGAACTTGACGGCTATAGGGATGCGCAAGGCCGCGTAAACGAGAAGCATAAGGAGCGTGCGGATTGGCTGGCTGATGAAATCAACCGGCTTATCCCCGGCGCCGTGGAAAAGCTGGAAGATGAGGCTGGCGCACATTATAAAATCCGGGATTCGATCAATGAGGAATTGGTTGCAAAGCGGAAGGCGTCTATGCTGGAAGCTATGCAGCCGGAAATCGAAGAGAATCTTGGGAAACGTGTAGAAACACAGAACACCCTCACCGATACGATGAACGAGCGCGATAATAAGCAGCTACAGCTAAGTGAAAAAACCAAGGAACTCGACGCGTTAAAATCCGGCTTGGATCAGTTTGTTTCAGGTTCTGGATATACGGGTGAAACGCATCGTGTTAATGGGCAAGTTTATAGCCGTGAGAGCCTAACCCAGGCAATACAACAGGTTAGCCAAGAGAAAAACACCCTGGAAATCCAGCTTGAAGCGACGAAAGAAAAGGTAAAAGAGGCGCAAAAGGGCGTCGATGAGCTGAATGAGTCCTTCCAGTTGCAGGATATGCTGACCAATGCAACAACCCCTGAGGAAATCGATGAAATATCGGGCAAGTATTATGCGCACCTTAAAAAATACGCTGAGGAGGAAGCTGGGACTTTACAGGAAACCCTTCGATTAACCCGGGATACTTATGCGAGGCGTAAGAAAGAGATCGAGAACAGCATGTCCAGCATGTCGGAGTCACAACGCCAACGTGCGCAGAGCGAACTGGCTAACCTTAAGGCCGATATTGATGCTGCCGCGAACGCGATCGGTGCAGGCGCAGCAGAATTGCTGGATGTTTGGGAGACAAGCCTTAAAGACGGGCAACCTGACGTTGCCGCGGCTATGAAGCTGATCGCCGACGGGGTTTTGACCGCGGCGGATGTGTCCAGTGAAATGAACCGCATTGGCGGATCCCTTGTCAAGGGGTTAACTTCCGGTGTATTAGAGGAACGCCGTAAGGCGCTCGGCACTGTTGCGGGTGTTGCGGCGGACATTGTAAACAGCACGCTGGCGAAGGTGCCAAAAGTCTCTAGCAAAATCCCTACTATCCAGGCGAAAAAGGAAAACGGGAATACCGTCCCGGCTATGGCATCCGGCGGTATTGCGACGGGTCCTACTCTCGCATTGATAGGTGAAGGCAGGGAACACGAAGCTGTCCTCCCGCTATCTAAACTGGATGCTATGCTCGCAAGACAATCCGCTGCACCGGCTGCCGGAGGGCAGATGGGCGTAACCTACGCCCCAGTACAGCAGTTTTACGGTACGGTTAACCAAGAAGACGTCACGCGCGCAAACGCGGAATCTTTTGAGCAGTTTAAGACGTGGTACCAGCGCATGAAGGATGACGAAAGGCGTGCTGCATTCCGCAGGGCGTAGTTTGGAGGATGTAAGTTGGCTTTAAATACATATACGACCGTATCCGGCGATACATGGGATGTTATTGCTAAAAAGATGTACGGCGATGAATATTTAGCCGGCATTTTGATGCAAGCAAACTCCCGCCTGCTGGATATTTTCTTGTTTGATTCTGGCACTGTGCTTACGATCCCCGCCCCGCCGCAAGAACGCAGCGCTGAATTACCGCCCTGGAGGTGAGCCCATGAATACAAGGCTTGCGGAAGCGGTAATAACCTATAACGGGAAAGCAATCACAACATCGCTTGACCGGTTTTTTATAGGCATGACCTATACGGATCCGGCCTCTGGGGAAAGCGATACCCTATCAGTGCAGCTAGGCGATAAGGACGCCCTGTGGTCAAACGCTTGGATGCCTCACATGGGTGATTTATTGCAAGCGGAGATCCGTGTATTTGATTGGGCGCGGCCAGATGATAACCGGGATTTAGCGTGCGGGAAGTTTACCCTGGATGACTTACGGTACACTGGATGGCCACAGAGCGCTGAAATCGGAGGGGTCTCCGCGCCGGTCAATTGCGACTTTGACTGCCGTGAACGTACGAAAACCTGGAACAAAATCACAATTAAGAAAATTGCGAATGACATAGCCTATTCTGCTGGTTTGGCGTTCGTTTATGATGCGCCGGAGATAAAACTTGAAACCGTTGAGCAGCAGGAACAGACAAATAGCGCATTCCTCATGGGGCTTTGTGAAAAGTACGGCCTCAGTATGAAGGTGTTTTCACAGAAACTGGTCATATTTGACCGTGTCGCGTATAAGAAAAAGGATGCGGTTGGCCTGATCCGTACGGAGGATATGTCCGCTTATGATTACCGGGCAACAATGACGGGTGGCTATACCCGCGGGGAGATCACCTACACCGACCCCAAAACAGAAAAGGAAGTCGCGTTTTCAGTCGGGGCAGGCCGCCGGGTTTTAAAGACCTCAGCTAAGGCGGAAAGCCGCGCCGACGCTGAACTTTTACTAAATGCGGCACTGGAGAAAGCCAATCATGGCCTGACCACGTTGAAGGTCAGCACGATGGGCAACCCGTCGCTTGTGGCAAGCCAAACGGTTAACGTTGTGGGGATAGGGAAACTGAGCGGCAAGTATTATATCGATAAAGTAGTCCACGGGCTCAACAGCAACGGGTACACCTGCGAGTACAGCCTGGTTTTAGTAGAGGAGCGCGGGAAAGTTGCGGTGCAGGATGCTATTCAGCGCTTAACCGCTGTGGGGGTCATTAACACACCCGATTACTGGGTCGCGCATTATGGGGACGTACAATACCTGGACGAACTGCTCCTGAATTTATCTGCCAGGATACAGGAGCGACGGGAAGGCGGCGGGATCACAGAAGTACAGGCGGCTCTGCTGGTGCTGGTAGACGCGGGCGTTATAAATAGCCCGGATTATTGGCAGCAAAATATTAAGGCGATTGCGTATTTAGATAACCTCGTAATACAAGCCGCGAATGCGATAAGGGGTGCAATGGCATGACAGAACTTTTAGTCGGTAGGATATCCACTGTAGACTATGACGCAGGCACAGCTTGTGTGGCGTATCCAGACAGGGACAACGCGGTATCTCCCCCCATCCCCTTTTTGTCTGCTGAGTACCATATGCCGGAGGTGGGGCAGATGGTATTCGTATTGGACGGGGGTGGGCGCAAACTGATCATTGGCCGCGCCTGGAGCGCGGAAAACCGTCCGGCAGCTTCGGGAAAAGGCGTGTTCCGCAAAGATTTTGACGCAACAACGGGGCGAGCAATCCTGCAGTATGACGCAGGCACCGGCACCCTCCAACTGCTCGCCCCGTTGTTGCAAATAGAGGAGACCGGCAGCGGGAGTTCTTCTTCCATAGGGAGCCTGCTGCAGAGGATCCTTTCGCTTGAAGGGCGCATGTCTGCAGCAGAAGGGCGGTTAAGCGGCCACGATACGGAGTTAGAACAGCATGACCGGCGCATAACCGGTTTGGGGGGATAATAAGATGGCAATTGGTACATACGGGGGTATTGTGTTCGAAACCTCCGATAAATGCGTATTAACCCCACAATCCTTGCAACGCACTTCGGGCGGCAGCTGGGCAACACATAAATTGCACGGGGTTAAACCAAGGACAGAATTTATTGCGCCTTCCCTGCGGAAGGTGACGTTTAAACTGACGCTGCTCGCCACATTAGGGGTACAGCCGCGTGCCCTGCTTGAACGCCTGACACAGATTGCGGAGAGCCGGCAAGCATACCCGCTTGTTATTGGTGGGAAGCCATTGTCGGACAACCCTTTCCGGCTGATGAACTTATCGGAATCATGGGACAGGATGTACAACGGAGGCGAATTGGTATCAGCCACTGTCTCAGTGACCCTGGAGGAATACGTATGAGCCAGGTAGAAATTAATATCGTCCAGCATTCCTCGGCAGCGGACGACGTGCGCCGCTGCCTGGAAATATTGTATGGTACGCCCGCAGGTACGCTTGCATTGGATCGCGATTTTGGCCTGTCCTGGGATCCGTTAGATTTACCCCTCCCGGCAGCGCAAGCAGCGATCGCAGCTGAAATTATTGAGAAAACCACGAAATACGAGCCGCGTGCAAGGGTGGCTGAAATAACGTGGGGCGCCCATACCGCCGATGGTACGCTGAACCCGAAAGTGAGGTGCGAGATTGTCACAGATTAAAGCGCTTGAGGCAATACCCGACGTGTCGTTTATCGGGGATACCACGCTGCAACAGGTACAAGAAACGATGCTACGGGACTATGTATCAGAATACAGCAGGATAACCGGGGAATCCGTGGAGCTAGCTCCAGCAGACCCGATGCGCCTTGTGCTGCAGGCGACCTCCCTCCTGCTGTATCAGGCACTACAGGGCGTTGAACGCGCGGGAAGGCAAAACTTGTTGAAATACGCGGAAGGCGGGGCGCTGGATAACCTTGCAGCTTTGCGGAACTGCACCAGGCTGCCTGCACAAAAAGCGACAACAACGCTACAATTTACAATTAACCCGCAGCCGGTTATTGTAAATATCCCGGGCGGGACACGGGTAGTCACGGAAAGCGGTGTCTACTTTGCCACGACCGAATACGTCGAGATCCCTGCCGGCGCTCAAACTGCCGATGCGCCCGCAGTTGCGCTGATCGAAGGGGACGCGGGAAACGGTATCCCTGCCGGGACGGCTATGGAGATCGTAGACCCGCTACCATACCTTGCTGGTGCGATCAACACGGTGCAAACAGCGGGAGGCTCGAATGTGGAAACTGACGATGAGTTAACGGAACGGGTATTTCGGGCGCCTGGGGCGTTCAGTGTTGCGGGACCGGCAGCAGGCTATGAATACTTTGCGCGTAGGTTCCGCTCGGACATTGCGGATGTAAAGGTATTTTCACCCGCGCCAGAACAAGTAACCGTCCTTTTCCTGCTGGACGGCGGTGCCTTGCCTAACGAGAGCGATCTGCGGGCAATGGAGGATTATTTATCTGACGGAGCCATACGTCCGCTATGCGATAAGGTCACCGCGGCAGCCCCGGCGGAGCAGGACTACTCAATAGACCTTACATACTACATTAACCGCTCTGACCGCGCGCGTGCGGATGCGGTTCAGGCCGCAGTCGGGCAGGCGGTGGAAAGTTACAAATCGTGGCAGAGAACCCTTGGGCGCGACGTTAACGCGTCTGAATTGATCCAGCGGGTTATGGCAGCCGGGGCAAAACGGGTGGAGATCCGTAAGCCGGCATTTGCATCTGTGGATGAAAATAAAATTGCACGGCTGGCATCCCAGGAAGTAGTATACGGGGGGCTTGAGGATGATTAGCCTACAGGACGCCCGGATAACTGACGTGCTGCCCCCGATTATTTCAAGCCAGCCCTGGGTGCAGGCGTATGCGTTTGCGGTACAGCGCCAGGTACAGATGCTTATCCGGTACAGCTCCGGGCTATCTATTTGGAACAATGACGACGGGCTTCCGGATAAACTGTGTGATGCCCTCGCGCTGGAACTCCGGACACCGCAGTACCGCCCGGATCTTCCATTACCCACAAAGAGGAACTTAGTACGCAACACCCTGACCTATTATGCGCTTGCGGGCACAAAGTCGGCAGTAGAACACATAACAAGTGATATCTTTGGCAGCGCGGGTGTACAGGAATGGTTTCAGTACGCGGGAAAACCGGGGTACTTCAAAGTTACGACGGACAACCCGGCTGTAACGGATGATAACGTAGATGAATTTAAGCGGGTGGCCGAATCAGTAAAGCGGCTGAGTGCGCATCTTGAAAAGGTGGAGCTATCCATGAGTACGGGTTCGTTCGTGCAACAATACAGTTTTTCGGTGCATTCCGCAACAAAGCATACCATTTCAATGGATCCAAAGGATGTGATTAAGTGAGCTTTCCTGCTCCAAAGTTTACAACGGGCGGGCGCGAAATGGCGCTTCGTACATTGGTTGGCGAGAAGCTAATATTTACCCAGATCGCAATTGGGGATGGGCAATTAGGATCCCTGCCCCCTGCTGCTATGACGGAACTCGCCCATGAAATTTTACGGGTCGATATCAGCAAAATCCAAAACAGCACCAGTGGTTTTGTATCAGTGCGCGGTTCTTTTACAAACGCGGGCTTGCAAACAGGATTCTATTGGCGGGAGCTTGGCGTCTACGCAAAGATGGAGGGCGAAAGCGAGCAACTGTATTGCTACTCCAATGCACAGGAACTTGCAGAATTTATCGCTGCAGCTGGAAGCGAAATCATTGAGAAAGTCATAAGCATTCCAGCGGTTGTGGGTGATGCTGAGAACGTCACCGCGGTAATTGACGAAAGCCTTGTCTTTGCCACGCAGGAGGATTTAACCGCCAAAGCCGACAAAACCCTTGTGAACGTGACCAACGAGGACTTTAAGGCGAAAGCGGACGCTGCGGGCGCGGGCGGGGTTCCGCCGGAGATGGCGGCGCGGCTGGTGTACAGCGGGCCCGCAGTGCCCGGTACGCCTATCGTGATCCCGCAGGACGCGGACACGCTGGAGCACAAGACCCTGGCGCAGATCCTGACGGATACGGCGCTCACGGGCAGCCCGACAGCGCCCACGCCCGCACAGGGCGACAGCTCCGCGCTGATTGCCACGACGGCGTTTGTGTCCGCGGCGATCATCCGGTTGATCGGTTCCGCGCCGGGCGCGCTGGATACGCTGGAGGAGCTGGCGGCGGCGCTCGGCAATGACGCAAATTTCGCTGCGACGGTGACGAACCTGATCGCGGGGAAAGCCGCACAGGCCGACCTTACGGCGCATATCGCGGACGCGGTCAAGCACATTACGGCGGCGGAGCGGGCGGCGTGGAACGCCAAGGCAAGCGCGCCGGTGTTTGGGACGTATACGGGCAACGACGCGGCCAGCCGCCTGATCAGCCTGGGGTTTACGCCAAAAGCGGTTTTAGTGGAATGTCCTGCGGGTGGTAGAGTTGCGGGTGGTTATAGTGCTGAGTCGTATGGCGGGCTTGCGTTACCCAATGCTCCGGCATATCCAGCATTTTCAGGCGATAACTCTAAAAAGCCAATTGTAGAGATTACTAGTGGTGGATTTAAAGTGTCATATACAGCAAATGACTCTTATGGTATGTATAACCCCTACCGCTACATCGCATGGAGGTGACGCAGCATGCCAATCACAGGACAAATACACCCGGTCTATGACGCGGAAGGCAACGCGTTCTTCCCGCAGACCGTAGACGGGGCGGTAATCGTCGGCGATACCACGCTGGCCGCGAAGGCGCAGGGGTGGGACGCGGAGAAGCCCGAGCGTGAAGCGGCGGACGCGGCGCTGGGGAACCGGCTGGCCGCCAACGAGGCGTTGACGCAGCAGGTCTGGGACGCGATGTTCCTGGACGTCACCCGGAACCCGTGGTCAGTGACCTTTGTGGATCAGCAGGGCTATACGCTGGTTTCCGGTGTGTGGAACGCCGCGAAGCAGCGGCTGGAATGTTAGGGGGTAGGGTATGGCAGCAAAGACATTAGGCTCTGTGGCGGTCGGTTCCATCGTAAAGCTCAAGGAAAACGGGGCGGCGGTAGATTACCTGGTTGTCCAGCAGGGACGGCCTTCCTCAATCTATGATGAATCCTGCGATGGGACGTGGCTGCTCAGGAAAGATATTTTTGAAGACCGTGAGTGGGGGAGTCCGAGCGATAATAGGTACTCTACCAGTACCATCCATCCCTATCTTAACAGCACCTTCAAGTCCCGGTTTGGCGTCGACATTCAGAATATTATTAAGCAGGTTAAAATCCCATACTGCTTGAGACAGTCGCCCCCCACTATTTATACCGGTTCCAACGGTTTGAGCACAAAGGTATTTCTATTGTCCGGCTATGAAGTTGGTTTTTTAACATCTTTAAGCCCGGCATTTCCGGTGGACGGAAGCAAATTATCATATTTTAGTTCTGGAAATGATTCAGAATCCAAGGCGCTGCGCATCTCTAATTTTAATGGTAACGCAGGATTTTGGTGGCTCCGATCCCAATTTAATACTGCTACCGATGTCTGGAGCGTAGACCGATATGGTGGTTATAGCGTCTCAGCAGCCACAGATTCGTGTGGTGTCCGCCCTGCCCTGATATTACCGTCCGAACTATTTGTTGACGCATCTGGGAACGTTGTTGCATCACGGGCGCCCACGATCTCCGACAGCGACCGGAGCCTCGGCGCCTTCGCCATGACACCGCCAACCGCAAGCTACAGCATCAACGACCCGGACGGCGACACAGTAACCGTGACCGAAACCCTGGACGGCAAGGCGTTCCGCACCTATACTGCGACGCTCGGCACTACCTACAACATGGCCTTTACGGCTACGCAGTGGGCGCAGGTGCTCAACGGCTCGCATACCTTCAAGATTAAGGCGACCGACCAAAACGGCGCGTACACGGAGCGCACCTACACCTTTACCAAAAAGGTCACGCAGGCCAGCTTTACCACGGACGCCATGCCAGCCGACGCGATGCCGACAGTGGCGGTCGCATCGGTCATAGGCAGCTTCCCCGTGGGCAGCGTCCTGACGGTCGAAGCGTGCAACAACGGCAGCGACGCTGAACCGGTATGGCAGGACGTGACGGACAAGGTGCTGAACAGCAAGAAGATCTTTTTCAGCAACCAGGACAAGGCCGCGGATACCTGGGGCGTGGCTTTCCGCGTCACCCTTGACCGCGGTACGGCGACAGGGGAATGTTATATCACGTCGATTGGGGGTGCGTTTGAATGATGCGGCGCAGGGTGGATTCCATTGCCGAGGCACAGGCGAAGCGGCGGGACACAGACCAGACCGAGGCCGACCGGGACGCTATGCTGGTCGATTTGGAGTACAGGCTCATTTTATTAGAATTGGGGGTGGATGATCATGCTGTACAGGACGCTGAAACGGCTCATTGAGCGCGGGCAGACGGAAGGGCTTGACGTGAAGGTTGATATCTTCTTCGCAAAGGGCAAGCTTACGGAAGCCGAGTACGCCGAGCTGACCTCACTTTTACCGACGGCCACGCAGGCCGAACCTGCGTAACAATATAACGGACAGGGCTAACGCCCGGAAAGGACAAGACCATGGAAAACTACTACATCGGCCACATTGCGGAGATCACGAAGATTGCGAACGAGAATGGCAAGGACTGGGGCGTCGCGGTCAGCATGTTTGACGCCAAGTACGGCACGCCGGAGGGCTGCGAGGAGCAGCGCCGGGCGTTCTTCGACTACGTGCGCGGCAAGGCGTTCCATGAGGACGGTACCCTGCGCGGCTATGTCTGGAAGGACGGCAGCGTCCATGGCGAGCCGGAGAAGAAGCACAAGTAAGGCGGCGAGGGGCGGGCAACCGCCCCGACCCTTTTGGGGGAGGTATCTATGACAGAATGGGGCGTTGTCCTGGTGATCTCGGCGCTGCTCGGCCTGTTCGTGATCGTGGCAAAGCCGGTGGTCAGCCTGACGCAGGCGATTACGCGGCTCACGGCCACAGTGGAGGGCGTCAAGGCGGACTTTGACGCAATGAGCATCAAGAACACCGAGAGCCACCGGCGTATCTGGGAGCACAACGACGAACAGGACAAGCAGCTTGCCGACCATGACAAGCGGATTACGCGACTGGAGGACAAGGATGAACTGGAAAGTAAGAATTAAAAACCCCGTATGGTGGGCGCAGATGGCGCTTGCGGTGCTCACGCCGATCCTCGCGTACGCGGGGCTGACGGCGGCAGACCTGACAAGCTGGGCGGCGCTTGGTGACCTGCTGCTCGGCGCGGTAAGCAACCCCTACGTGCTCGGCCTTGTGGCCGTAAGCGTATGGAACGCCTGCAACGACCCGACGACCGCCGGCGTGAAAGACAGCGCGCGGGCGCTTACATATTGCAGGCCTGGAAAGGACGGCGGGAAGGA